GAATAAAAATAGCATAGAAAACCACGTAATTGAGATAGATGGAGAGACGTATAGACTCACTCATGACCCGTGGACGGGTGATTGGGCTGTTGATTCGACCGAACCGTTGATTCAAGAAGATTACTTTAGGACTAAAGAAGGTGCTGTTGAAATTATTATGGAGTTTACAGGACTGATTGAGAATGGGGATTATCAGTATGCTCCTGATAGAACTTCAGCATGAGTAATCTATCTGATTTGATGAAGTGTCCCGAGTGTTTGATAGAGGGCGCTTTTGAAATAGTGATTAAAAAGAAAAGCATCGAAGCAGTATGTGAGAATTGCGATTTCTATACAAGAGATAGAATACCATATCCAAAACACCGCTCGGATCATGAAGGGTTCCAATACCATTTCCGTGTTGGAGATGTAAGGCCAATAACCGCTCATAAGGATGATAATGTAACTTGCTCACAGAAAGAGTGGGAACGAGACTAAAACATTTTCAGTAAGGTTTAAATCCCCGGACGTACTTTTTCTTCGTATGTCCGAATCTGAAAAAGCAGTAGACGTAGAAGAAAACCCATGGACCGAAGAAGATATTAGAAAGTTTAACGAAAAGTTTGGTGGAGATGGGGATCCCGATGAACCTAAAATTCATCCCGGCGCTTCTATGGTCGGTTTTGTTTTATTCTTGCTGATTGTCTATGGCGTTTATCAGCAGATTTGGGGTTTTACTCTTTACAATACTGCTCTTCTCGTTGTGTTAGCTCTTGGTAGTAAGAGTCTTAATTGAAATATGAGCGTTGGTAGAGTCGTTTGGACGGATTATGTCGTTGATGAGGAGTTAGGCGTACTTGTCCGTCTTTCAGCGAGGATGGAAGACGATACTAAATTCAATGGGTATGTGAAGGGAACAGAACCGTATGTCTTCGCACCAGAAGATGAGGAAGTTCCCGACAAAGACTATATCCGATATACAGAAAACGGATATGAGTCCTTATTCGATCATGACCTACAGAGAATTGTTACAGACACACCAAAACAAGCTGGTGGACTTACTGACGAGTTTTCTTGGTCGGGTGAAGGCGACGTGCCTTACTACCGAAGAGTTGCTATACATGATGGATTAAGCGGGTACGTGGGTATTCCCGAAACAGAGGAAGAGTATGAAGGACTCCCGTTAGTTGATATTGATGATATTGATGTAGAACCCGACTTTGATGAAGTGATTGAGCCACGTATTTCTATTGCTGATATTGAGGTTCATGTCCCCGAAGAAGATTCTTTTGATGAAATGACAGAGAACGGAAGTGAACCGATCAATGTTATTTGTTCTTACGATACGTTAGAAGAAAAATACTCGGTTTTTTACTATGATAAATACGATAATTTGGACTATGAAGATATACGTCCGAATATTAAAGAACAGTTGGAAGGAACGATGTATCAATATGCTGAGGCAAACATCGAGATTAATTCAGCGGAATCTGAATTACATATGCTTCATGCTTTTATTGATTATGTTAGTGATCGTGGCTTCGATTTAATTTCGGGGTGGAATTTCACAGATTTCGACTATGAGTATATAATCAACCGTATGGAGACTCTGAATGATGAAGACGAGAACATTCACCCCTCGTGGCTTTCTCCTTTCGATAGTTCGGGATATTCAAGTAACAAGCAAATGAAGATACGTGGGCTTCCGTCTTTTGATATGATGGAAGGATTCTGTGATAAGCTTACTTTCTCTAATTGGCGCTCTAAGTCTCTTGAGTATGTTTCTAACGTAGAGTTGGGTATCGGAAAGATAGACGATGTAGATATTAACGAAGATTGGAAAAATGAACCTTCTAAGCTTATAGCATACAATATCGTGGACGTTATTCTCACAGTTGCTCTTGATGAAACTAATGGCATTCATAATTTCTTCTATGAAATGGCAGATGCCTCTTCTATCCCCGTTTACGATACGTTCTTTGAGAAGAGGTTGGTTGATGGATATGTGATGAGTCGTCGTGGTGATGATGAGGTTCTTCCAACAGCAGATAAGTCAGAATTGGTAGAAAATGCTGGTGGATATGTGGATAATGCTGCTGATGGTAGGTTCCGTGGTATTGGTGTATCCGATCTCAAGTCTCTGTATCCTTCGGATATGATTACGTGGAATATATCCACAGAGACAGTAGCAGAGACACCTGAAGAGTTTGACGACTATGTGAAGATCCCCAAGGTTCCTGAACCGAAAGACGTTGAAGGAAATATTGAAGAAGACCAGATTGAATGGGACTGGTTGTACGCTTCGTTAGATGAGGAAGGTCTTATTCCCCGGACTCTGAAGAAGCTATTCAAGAAGCGGAATCGAGAGAAGGAGAAGATGTATGAAGCAGAGCCCGGCTCCGCTGAACACGATAGATGGGATCGTAAGCAGGGCTCTACTAAGGTGATTATGAACAGCTTCTATGGGAATGCTTCGTCTCAATATTGGCGTCTCTCTAACCAGTATCTTGGTGATGCTGTCACTTCTGCTGCTCGGTACACTCTGTGGAAAGGCCGGAAATCGGTAGAAGATATGGGTTACAAGACGGTTTATGGCGATACCGATTCACACTTTATTCAACTGACAGAAGACTCTGTAAAAAAGCAAGTTGAAGAGTTGGAGCGGGTTTCTTTGAAGATGGATGAAGACGCTTCTACTATCTTTGACGATATAATAGAGAGCAACGACGAAAGCAAGTTGTTCAATCACCCGTTCCTCAAAGACTCTGATCTACACGGTGATAACAAGACGTGTATGAAATGGGAACCCGAGAAGGTTTATGCGGTGTGGATGCAACTCGGAAAGAAGAAGAGGTACGCTGGCAATATCGATTGGAAGGAAGGTACTTTCTATGAAGAGCCGAACATCTCTATTTCCGGTTTCGAAAATCAGCGAAGTGACTCCATGGAGGTTACTGCCGAACTTCAGAAGGAAGTGATCGAGAAGATTCTTACCGACGCTTCATTCGAAGAGGTTTCAGAATATATTCAATCCATCATCGAACAGATTGATACTGACAACCCGGATGTAAAGAAGTTTGCTCTGCCGGGCTCTATCAATAAGGATCTTCAAGATTATCCCAACAGACAGGTTCCTCGCGCTTCTATGTACTCTAATGAACATCTCGATTATCAGTTTGGAGAAGGAGACAGCCCATTCGTGTATATGGTAAAAGAAACTCCACCGGGGCTTCCGAATACAGATGTAGTGGCGTTTGAGTGGGATGAAGAAATTCCCGAAGGGTTCGTACTTGATAAAGAAGCAATAATCGAAAGAGGTATAAAGAAGCCAATTGATACGATAATCAACGAGGCCGGATGGACTTTCGATGAGATACGGAGCGGCAAGAAGACCAAATCTATGGACTTCGGCGGAGGGAACCCGTTCAGCTAATGCCTAAATTCATACCGGATTTTACTGGTGGATATATACTCAAAAAGAAAGGAGAGTATATGTGTAAAGTGCAAGACACAGAAGGATATATACTGCAAGTTCCCCGAGAAGAAGTAGACGAAGAAGCCTCTGTAGGACACCAAGTGGCCTTCCGTGAACATTATTGTAAGTCATGTGAAGTAGAAAGAATGTATGATCAAAAAGAAGAACAATACTATTGTCCGGTGTGTGAATGATTAGTCTTCGTATCGCTAAGTATGATACTATAGACACAAAAGAGTTAGAACATATGTTCGCTACTCCATCTAGATATGAAGATATTTCAGCTTATGATTATCCGAAATATGTTTCTAGAAGAGTTGGCTTTGTTTTGGTAAAATACTTTGAAGAATACTATAAAGTCCCACATTCTAAGATCCCTGAAGAAAGAAAATGGAGTAAAGGCGATTCAATTCAAAAAATATGTCCTGAGTGTTTTGCTGATAGAATGTACGATGAGCAACAGAAAGTATTTTATTGTCCGGTCTGCAATGAGTAACCATGACAGATGGATACTTGAAGTTCGAAAACCAGCACGTTGGGGACGTAATAGACGAGAAGAAACAGATTACAATTCGTAAAGGAGAGTCTTTTGTAGAACCCGGTCAAGAAATCGATCTACTAACTGCTTCTGATAATAAGTTTGGAGAAGCGTTTGTTATTTCTGTTGAGCAATTGCCCGCTAAAGATATAGTTAATATTAACTTCGAAAAACACCGAAATTATAGCGGTTTCATGGACTTTGCTGAAGAAATGCACGAATACTATGATGAGTTGATTGAACCAAGTACGGGGTTTTCGGTCATCTACTTTCGTATGAAAGATGATTAAAGAAGTCAAGAGAAATGGGATAGCAGTAGAAGAAGTTAAAAACAAAGTAGGTACAATATACACCGACGAATGGAATGGGAAAAGGGTTAGGTTCCATGATCACCGAAAACAAAAACAAAAAATACTCCACCGGAATAAGTTACAAGAAAAAATACTTGAAAATAGTTGGTCTATAGACCAGATAGACACACCTTCTGATTCATATGAAGTTGTATATGAATATACCACAAACCACTTATGCTCGGACTGTGAACAAGATGCTATGTACGATACTGAACAAGACGAATTTTACTGCCCGAGGTGCCACGAATGAGTAAGTCATTGATCGATGAGTATAGGCCATCTACGCTGAGTGACGTGAAGGGACACCCATCCGCCATCAAAGAGATAACTAAGTGGGCTGAAAACTGGTCTGAGGGCGATAAACCCATCATGCTTCATGGCCCGGCAGGAACAGGCAAAACGTCTACAGCAGAAGCACTTGCTAACGACATGGAGTGGTCTACTGTCGAGATTAACGCTTCTTCTCAAACACGAAAAGATGATATTAGACACATCGTTCAGTCTATTCGTTCACAGTCGCTTGAATCAGAACGGACTCTGTTCTTGCTCGATGAAGTAGACTCGATTAATGGTAAGTCACTTCAACCACTTAAGAATGTCTTAGAAGCCCCACCGAACCCAATAATCGTTACAGCGAATGAGAAGTGGAAGGTTCCCGATAGTATTTCTAATGCTTGTGATAAGATTAAGTACAATCTTCAGAAGCGTTCAATTAAGCCTGTTCTGAAGTATATCGCTGAAGAAGAGGATATTGATATATCTAACCGTGAAATTGGGATGTTGGCTACCCGTAATGGACTACGGGATGCTATTAACGATCTACAAGAATTTGCTGAGTCTGAAGCCGACTTAGACTGGGATCAGCGAGAGACTGATATTGGAAACTTCGATGCTGTAGATAATCTTCTCCGTGGAAAGAAGTATAGTGGTGAAATGACGCCGCCGGATATTGTAGAGTGGTTAGACGAGAACATCCACACTACATTTGACGGTGTAGAGGCAATGAGAGCAATGCAATGCCTATCAGAAGCAGATAAGTATGTCCAAAGGGCCAACGACACACAAAACTACTCATGGTGGAAATATGCAGGCTCTCTTGCAGAAGAAGTAGCTAACGTCCGAATCACAGAGCCTTACGATTGGATTAACAAGTCGTATCCAAAAGCACGGAGAAATAGACC